CTAATCCCCGTCTGTAATTCCCTGCCTCACATTCCACACCGAATCTGCCGGCATCTGGACACGGACATCCAAACGACAGCCCTCGGGAATGTCACAGGGTTCGCCGTCCGCATAGTAGACCTTCTCGCCGTCCACGATTTCTTTTATCCGATTGTTCTGAAAACGCTCAGGTAAATGATTGTGCTGACGGTGAAAGGTTTCAATCGTGATGCTGCCATCTGGTTGTACCTTGTCATCAAGGTAGATTAACTCCAGTCCGTTATTATTTTTCGGGGTGGAAATGCCACCATGCACACCCCACGCTTTGTCGGCGTTATAGCCGAGGACATTAGCAACCTGATAGTGACCGATGCCGGGTTTGGTGACTGTTGCCCCTTCGGATTCGTCATTGGTGGTAAAGGTGCCATCGGGATGGATTTCGATGAGGGGGGAGGCGGTTTTGATAAACCCATTGCTGTCCCGCCAGCAGTTAACCCCGAGTGACAGAATAACACCGCTTCCCTTAAGCAATTGCTGAACAGATCTGTTTGAGCTGTCAGGATTTCTATCTACAAAATTTAGCAGGACATCATCACCAGAATCAGGCGTGCCCTCTATGCTCCAGAAGGTTTTGCTGGGGCGGGTGACACTGATTCCGCCCCACGGAATATTAGAATGTATGCCGATACCCTCCGAACTGACTGTCAGTACTCTCTTGGCGTTAATATCAATTGCATATCCCTGTGTATCCACCCCGCCACCCCGCACAATTCCCGTCTGGATATCATTGTTATGCCACTGATAACGGGTGAATGCTGCCATGCTATTTGCTGGTATATCGGTTGCAGAGACTAACATTACGGCATTTTTTTCAGCCGGCAGCGTTCCCACCTGCTTAAACCTGAAATCAGCATTATAATCCCCGCTACTGGCCGACATCTTCCCCTCTTCCCCCGCCTGTAATGCCCGTATCGATTGTAACGACACCGATTGTCCGTTTGGCAGCGTCACATTCACCGTGCCACTTTGTGACATCCACTTGTCCATGTTCTGAAGGAAATCGACGATATAGCTGCTGTTGGCCACCATATGCCGAACACCGTCCGAGATGGAATCAGGCACGGTTACCTGTATCTGGTAGGTAACGTTGTTCAGGGTGACGCTGGCATTATCCGCCAGCACCAATTCAGTATCGGAGTTCACCGCCTGAATCATATGCAACAGGTTACCGTTGCCGGACTGGATTAAAATCAATTGTGCCGGGGCAACGCCGTTAATGTTGGATTTAAATTTGGTGCCCGTGCCGCGGACAATCGCCGAGCCGGACACGGTGGAGATGGTGCCCTGTGAGTAGTACATGATTTAGTATTCTCGTATTTTAACTAATTAAGAGATAGAAATGATAAATTAAAACCCGCTGACGTCAGCGACTAGAATAAATGAGTTTCCCTCTGTATATCCTTCTATGGATGGCAAATCTTCACCCCACGAAAACATTTCTTTTATTCTCAGATGGTTATTTGTGCAATTGAAAAATGATTCGTAATATTCATAATATTCGAATTCGTTTCGTTGTCTGCTGCATATTGTTGATACGTTTACTGCTATATCTGTATTAAATTGACGAGAATAGTCATAAATAATATTGCTTCCAACTTCGCTATGGATGATTTTTAGGTGCTCGTTGCCAGAATCAAATATAACGTTCCTATTCATTCCTCTGACACGCAAACCGATTTTTGAGTCCGATTTAACCACGGCGGATGAATTGAAAAAGTATAGTGTAACGTATCCTGAGCTATCTCCGGGGGGCTGGTAAATGGTGCCTTTAAATCGATTAGCAACAATATTTACGTCCCCCTCTGTTTTCATAAATATTAAATCACCGTCAACGTATGGCGTTTTTATCCGGGTGCTAACACCCCGCGTAATAGCCAGAGTGTTATCCTCAAAACCCCCTCGCAAAAACAACCTGTCCCTAGCGCGTAATACATAGCTGCAATTCACCCCGTCAATCTGGTAAATATAATCATCGCCGGTAACACGTAGTCCGAACATCATCTAACTCCGTAAAAAACATTGGTTCCCCCCAACGCAGCCTGATCACCGCAACTGATATCGTAGTGTATGGCGTCATTGTTATACCAGACGTTAAAAATTACACGACCGTAAATAACAACATCGCTATCAACAAAAATAAAAACCTCGCCATATTTTGACGGCCCATCCAGCGGGATGCTACCAGAACGGCGCTCTCCTCCACCCACATCAGGCAATGTAACCATTCCCAAAATTCTGCCAATTCGGGATGACGTATCTATCTTTATTCGCCCTGTTTTTGGCTCTCTGATTCTCAATCCGTAATTTCTCACAACAATTCACCTAATTCGATTATCGGGGTGTTGGTTTTATCAAATAAATAAAACCCTCTATTTGATATCATTATTCTGTATTCGTTGCTTACACCGTTAATCTCAATAGCACCGGTTTGGGCGTCAAATCTAAAACCCTGCTGATTGGGAATGTAGTTCGTGGATTTAATATCAATACCCACCAATAACTGTTGAATATTGGCCATATCAACAAACAGGCTGTTGATAAACATCTGCCCGTTTTTCACCGTCATAAACGGCGTGGGCTTTCCGTTAACGGGATTAAAAAAGGCAAAGTTGTTAGCCGAAAATCCAATGTAAGACTCTAATTTTCCGCCTTTAATCTCACCGCTGATGACCATGCCGCCGGCCGTGTATTTCTGCCCATTGTATTTCAGGATGATGTTCGTACTGTGCATGGCATAACCACTGCCGGACTGGTCAAATTCCGCCTGCATCTTGCTGTTGATCATGGCCTGCTGGTCACCCAGCTGCGCCTGAACCTGTTCCATTTTTTTCGCCTGCGCCTTTTGCGCAGTGGAGATGGCCTGTTTGTTGGTGATCACATCTGCCGCCATATTGCCGAGGTTTGTGCGTATTTCGGTAAATTGCTGGCCGTACGTCCGGTCTTTTCCCGCTATCGTTGTCTCAACCGATTTGATGCGCGAGGTGTTTTCTCCAATTTCGGCATTCACCTCGGTCATCCGCTGCGCCGCCGCCTCTTTATCCGTGACCCTGACTGACCATAACTCCTGAATTTGTGCCTTATTTTCCCCGTCACGCACCAGCAATTCTTTGGATAACTTTTGCTGTTCATTGCTCAGCATCAATACGGATTCAGCGTTCCAGTCAATGTCGGCGGCCAGCCGCTTCCCGGCCTCGGTGGTCATAAACTGGTTACCGGCGGCATCAGTAATCCAGCGGGTATCACTGGACGATTCACCCCGAATAAAGGCCGTCCACGGCGATGGATTGCCGGATTTATCCACCAGCCGCGCCCGGAAGTAGAACGCCACCCCGGCGGCTAATCCCTGCATGGTGTGCGTGCGCTGGGGATAGGGGATATCAGCCAGTAACATCAGTCCCTCGCCGTCATTCGTCTGGCTGTACTGGATTTCGGTTTTCAGGGTGTCACTGGTATGGGCAGCAAAGCCCCAGTCGAGCTGGATGCCGAAGATAATCGGCGTGGTTCTGAATGCCAGCGGGGCAGGCGGGTTACCCTCTTTCCCTCTCAGGTGGGTTTCAGTGGCATTCGCCCAGAGGCTGGAAATTTCAGCCGCATTAATCGCCCTGACCCGCGCCTGATAGCGTCCGGCGTAGATATTCGGCACTTCAAAACTTTGTGTCGAGGTTCTCGGTGCTGATATCCAGTTGCCGTTATCCCGCCGCCATTCTGCCTCATAAGCAATGGCATTTTCCACCGCCTCCCATGTCACGCGCAGGGTGGTCACAGCCATGCCCTGATGGACACTGGAATCACTGCTGATGGTAATATTTTTCGGGGGCGACTGGATGCCGGGCGGAATAACGGAAATGGGACGTTCGTCGATTCGGGCACCCGTGTCAATGCGGTCGTATTTGTCGGGGTCGTGGTATACTGCTGTTATTGTGTAGGTGTTATTTCCATTATCTGAAACGTTAATAACACGATAAAGCTGTATCGCCAAATCATCCGCGTCGATTGTCCAGACAGCATTTTTTTCTATTCTCTGAGAATACGCCGTTGTAACAATAATGGTTTTTTCATTGACTAATTGCACTGTTCTTGCTTCTGATTTCCCATCAGGCAGGTTGATAATCAGCCTGTCGCCAGCTTTAACATCTGCAACGCGATCCAGTGTAACCTTGCGCCCATCAGCAATCGAAATGCGCCCACCAATATCCCGTCCAGCAAGGGTTGCATCCGCAATACCGATAATATGTCCCGGATTTGGAACTGCACCTTCAAGTCCAGTAGCAAAAGTAATCGTCCGGTCTTGTGAATTCGTCAACAGTGCCCAACGTCCACGACGATTGGCTTCTGTCTGGCGAGTACAACCAATAGCGGAAATATCAGTTTTACGCACATTATAGCGACGCTGTAATTTGAGATCAGACACCGCCTCAATCGCATCATTGCTGTGATTGCTGGTATCAGAATAGGACACCAGTGCTTGGGTATAACGATTTTGATGACTGCCGCCGGCATATTCAGGTATGCCCCCCGCAATACTGGCATTCGTGAAAACACGAAAAACATCTGACGGCATATCAGCAACAACTTTTACTGTGTTATCAGCCCAATAGGTCATTCCCCTAAAAATTCCCGCGATATCCCGCAAGACCTGATAAGCAGACTCCTGAGACTGAATATACACATCACATAAAAACCGTGGCTCTTTACCTTCGCCGCCCCGACCATCAGGTACCAATTGGTCACAATATTGAGCAACGCGGTATAAGCCCCATTTATCAACTTGTGCGGGATTGATCCGGTCACCGCAACCATAGCGATTATTCAGTACCAAATCATAAAACACCCACGCCGGATTGTTAGTTGCCGCCATTTTAAATGTGCCATTCCATACATCGGTATAAGTCCGGTTGATCGGATCGTAATTTGTTGGCACTTTGATAACCAGCCCCCCTTTTGGGCGGATACTGATTTTAGGGATACGGTTATTAAATTGACGGGCATTGAAGGTAATGAATAACAATGCGGTATTCGGGTAACGCAATTTCGCGTCAATCACATCCGCAACAGCAGAAATATTGACTTTATCAACAATATTTAAATTGTTTTGGTTTTTGGTTAACCGGCGAACCCGTAATTGCCATCCAGTATCTGCTTTTGGTAAATCAATTCGGTGTGTACGATGGTACTCATTCGTTGTTTTGCCATCAAACGCAGATGCCAATACTTCTTTGTATCCAGCACCGTCAGTCGATAAATCGATGGCATAGTCAACGCAATACCCTGTCTTATCCCCGTTATCATGCATTTGCATAAATCGCGGCAGAGAGAATCTCACTCGCTCAGCAGATAATTGCGTGTTACTGATAGCTCTGATATAGGGCTGATCATCCCTCAGTTCCCGATCTATGTTAATTTCATTATCCACGGACGGAATGCCTTTGATGTATTCCTGAACTTCACTACCCGGACGAAACTCCCATGTCACCCCTTCAAAATTTTTTGTTCCGTCGTTATTACCAATCGGCGTTCCGTCCAGAAAGATGCGCGTGTCATCTAATCCACCCGCAATCTCGCCCTCAGAAATAGCCAGTAATATTTTTGCCGTGGATTCAGATAACAAACTATCTGGTAATTCTGTGGGAGTATGCCCGCCACCGCCACCTCTCTTGCTGCCCTGAATAAGATTGCCCATATTTCACCCATAATAAAAGCCGCAGGTGCGGCGAGATTGAACACAATAAAACTATTGCTGGTCTTCGGTATAAATCCCCGCAGAGATAATAGCCCCACCCACTTCTTTGCGGTCTAGCGTATAGAGAAGCGGCACCGGATTACCTTGCGCTGTGGTATTGACCGCACCGCCGAAAGCATAAGAGGGTTTATTGTCGGCATCCTGACGCATGGATAAACTACGCGGTTGTGGCGACAACATTTGAACCACGCCACCAAGAGCCATAGCCGCCCCACCCAATGCCAGCGCTCCCCCCATACCCCCCCCGCCCCAAGCGCAGCCCACCCCGCAGGACCTAGCATCATAGCTGAACCAATCATCGCTACACCTAGGATAGTCTGAAAGAATCCGCCCCGCTTACTGCCTTTGATAATCGGTGCAATGCGGATTTCCTCACCTGTATTAATATGTAACTCATCCTCTCCGATATTTTGCGTCCCTTTAAATACAGCAAACTCCATCCCTTTTAGATGAGCCTCAGCAAGGAACTGTTCAAAACCATCATGAAGCACAGAAAGTGCTTTTATCGCTTCTTTTGGCGAATCTATTGCTAATTGATGTTTACGTCCAAATTGAACACCCAGCACACCATAAAGTCGCACTGTTTTAAGCTCATTCATAGCAACGCCTTTTTCCTGACAATCATTACTGTTCTGTCGCGCCAATAATCGCTATAAGGGACAATCTGACTCAATTGACCATAAAGATGGTGAAGCAGCATCCCATTGACCAATACGCCCGCATGATTCGGTACATCAGCCTGAACCTGCATGATCACCACATCACCTTCTCTTGGTTCGCCTTCAATCTCAACAAATCCCTCTTTTTGCCAGTTATCCATATACCGGTTTTCACCCTCTTCCCACCAGTGGCAATCAACGCTGTAGTTATTCAGTTGGATGCCATGCTTCTGGCCGTAATAATCCATGATTAAAGACCAGCAATCAGCGTGACCCAGCATAAACGGACGGCCTATCAAATCACGTTCCCCTCTGGGCTGTATGGTTCTGATATCTCCCTCAGGCCATGAAGCGATAATCCACGGCAAGCCCGTAACATCACACTGTAATCGATCTATCTCACTGGGTTGAGTTGTCACACCCTCACCACAATGGCTATGCACAATAGCGATGAGCACTCCCCAATCTTCGGCATTGGCATAATCTTCTGGTGATAATTCAAAGCGCTCAGTGGGGTTTTGGGCGAGATTTTTGCAAGGGAAGTATTTCATTATTCGGCTCTTCTGGCAGATTACACCACAAGCCTCTTGGGGATATTCAGCCTTAACATGCTCAAATATCACCTCAGTTAATTTTTTCGTTATCATCGTATCAATCCGGCAGCCGGAAACCCTCCGAAGTCTAATGGTTCATTCTCACCAAAACGTCCCTTGCAGTCGCGGATAAGCCCGCCACATACATCTTGAGAAGGATCATCAACTGGGTTGCCTTTCTCATCGAAGTATTTATTACCAGAGTATGAGCAGCCATTGCCCGTGCGATACCAGCCGCGCATACACCAGTAACACACATTATGGATTTGTCGCACAGGCAACATAACACCCTGTAAATCAAACGGGCTGGATAACTCAAACTCCACCGTTCCACCCGCAATTTCTCGCGATTTGCGATCAACATAAAAAACCTGTTTAAAGCACTCCTCAGGATTTGCCGTTGGGTTACCCTCAGGGAAATTTTTCCCATCCAGATAGTGCGAAAACGTTTCAAAAATTGTCACCCTGGCCTGAACCATGTCATCAAATTTCAGGCAGAGCGATGATATCAGGCCGTTGATATTAGCGACTTTCAATGTTGGCCGCGCTGGACTGCCATCACTGTTCTTCGACATGCCCTCTATTTCATAAGACCATGCGCCATACTCATTGCCTTGCCACCAAATTGGCTTGGGTTTTAACTCACCGCCTGCGGCTTCAATTTCGTCTGGGGTGTGCGGAAGGTTATAAGCATGGAAGCGAAGAACCGGACCACCAAAAGTGCTACCATCTACTTCAATAAGCTGTATTTTTTCCCCGGCTTCCAGTTTTTGTACATCAGAAGTTATACTCATGCGCTAAATACCTGTTCAAAAGTTGCTGATATTTTCATAACACCACCCGCCATAGGGAGCATGGTTATTGAGTCCGCCTTGACACGATATAGCCCTTTCTCACCAAATGGCGGTGTCCAGATAAATGATTTCAAAGTGTGCCTTCTGATAAACTGAAAAATGGGCATTACCTCTTCTTTTAAGCCCATATAAGCGTACGGCCAAGACTGGGTTTCTGGATTAATCCCATCAGCAGAAACTTGTTTATAGCCATCACCAAACACAACTTCTTTAATCCGATGCGTAAACTCACCGCTGGGCGAATCCTGAATTTGTGTTCGCCATTTAAATTCTTCAATAGTCATATAAGTACCTATAAAATAAAATTCGTTAATCCGGGGTTTATTTAATTCAATAAGTTGAGTGAATTAGATATCACCCTTATCACGAAAGCATATTTTTACGACCACAAAGCTTTTGTGTTACTTTATTCTCACCAAGTAATGAATTAGGATCTTTTTTATGTACAAAGAACAATTAAAAGCACATTATTTCGCAAAAGAATTATTAAAAAAAGACTGCATTGTCCTTGATACAGAAACCACCGGATTAAACAATGATGATGAGATAGTTGAAATTAGTATCATCAATAAGCATGGTGAAATATTGCTTAATGAAACAATAAAGCCAATAAAAAAAATCCCACAGGATGCAAGCAATATTCATGGCATCAGGGACATGGATATGATTCAATCCTTCAAGTGGAACGATATTTATCAACAATACAGAAAATTAACAAAAGGTAAAATTGTAATTATTTATAATAAACAGTATGACTCTCGCATTATTAGGCAAACATGCAAAAAATATAATCTTCCAACCCCTAGAATCCAAGCAGAATGCGCTATGTTGCTATATTCACAATACAGAGGAATAATCAACAAGCGTACCAGTGATTTTAAATGGCATAAATTAAAAGATGCAATAATTTATCATGGTATATTTTTATCTGGACAGCCACATCGGGCTTTATATGATGCCACATCCACTCTAGAGTTAATGAATTTTATGGCAGATAACCCACCCAATAATTCAAAATACATTTCATCTGATAATTTAAAAAATGAACAAACAAAGAATAACCTGACTAACAAACGTACTGAAAACCTTAAAGTAAATCATACTATTTTCTGGAAACCTATTATTATATTCTTTATTTTTATCATTTTATTGATATTTATTTTTAAATAGCCCAACAAAAAAGCCCCGTGATGGGGCTTTATGATTACATTGAAGCTAGATTTTTTGATAAGAGATAGAAGAACATAACCACGAATGCAATAACTGCAATTATAATTGTCTGCTTCTTATTTTTCATTTTTTATCCATAATGTTTTGAGTAAAAACTTTTATATATTAGAGCATTATAAGAAAGCAATCCAACAAAAAGCCCCTTGGTGGGGCTTGATTGTTAGAGTGAGCTTTTCTTGGCGTTCTCAATCTCTTCCTTACATTCTTTATGATTGTCAAAAGTATATTGTAGGAAGAGATATCCTTTTGAATCACTATCAGCCCTAGTTGCTAAGACAATAAAATTGAGGTTATTTTTTTGTAAAGCCTCATTTTGAGATTTCCACTCTGCTGACAGAAATCTTTCTTCTTTATATAATCCCATCATCCAATCTTGTGGTTTGTTCCATATCGAACCAGACAGTAAGAAATCAGTTTCTTCACCCTTTCCATATATTGAATCAAGAGAGGCTTTAAGATCTTCAAATTTGGATTTTAATGATAGCCCATAGCTATCTGTCTTGATATCTTTACCAATAGCGCGTATTTGGCAAAGTCCAACTGTTGGGGAAACCAAAAGTCCATATGATCCAAATTCATTATTATTTTTGGGTAAATTATCTATTAAATAAAGATTCACATTACCTTTGGCTGGGGTAAGTGTGCTGCCTGTCATATCCTCAATATTTTTCTTAGTCAGCCCTGCTTGTAGCCCAAAAGGGCCATCTGCTGGCGGTAGTAATTTTTGTTTAGGATCGTTTTTATTGACTGAAATGTCAGTTGAGGTAGATAAATTATCTTGATTAGAGCTAGATGTTTTTACAGTAACCAATCCATATTTAGCTGACAGATATTTTTGCTGTAACATAGCCAAAGTTTGTTCTTGAGTAGCAACTGCTGATAATTTCATTGCTTGCACTAAGCCACCGCTATATTGAGCTGCGTCGTTCTTCGCTACCTCTATGTCAGATTTTAGATTATCGATCTCTATTTTTATGGCATTAGCCGCTTCGGGGTCTGGTTTTACTCCATTCACTACGACTTCAATTTTGGCACCAGACTCTATTGCATTAATTCTTTGTTGTAACAATGCCTTATTGGTTTCTAAAACTTCAAGACGTGATCCAATCAATAATTTGATAAGACCACCAACATATTGCTCGTTTTGTGATTTAGCGGTTGAAATATCTTTTTCAGTTTGTGTTAACTCAACTTTCAGTTTGTCAACTTGTTGCCTCTCCTCAGGAGATAACTCCTTAGGTCCACATCCAGCCATTAAAACAACACCAATCAAAGCTAAAATTATTTTTTTCATTACAATCCCCATTATTAAATTTTGCCCATAATATCAATCAATGGGTGCAAAAAAACATAATAAATCATACTGGAATGGTGTTTGTGTGATAACTGTTCAATTGAAGCCCAATAGGGGCTATTATTTCCCATAACTGCTTGATAATTCATTATCCCAGTACTTTATTTTCCTGATAAATGTTTCATGAATTTCACTAGGCAGAGTGTGTTTTATTGTAGAAATTTCATCTTCAAAATCTCTATAGATGCTAGTTGAACTCCGCCCGCCTCGCCTGTAGGTGGCTATTCTTAGATTAAATTGCTTCTATTTCTTTGTTGTTTCAGACATGTTTTTATCATACTGATTTTGAATGTAATTAAACATCTTTATAGCTTCAGAACATTCATCGTTTTTTTTATTTTTCAACTTACAACTATAATAAGTCAGCGTATTGATGCTTGAAATAGCACTTAAATTTTCAATTTGCCATTTGCAAAAGTCAGGGTCTTCATGCCCTGAGCAAGTGGTGTTTACCATTTCTATAAAAAATTCTTTCTCAGTTTCTTTTGCTTGCCCAAGTATCGGGATGAGAAACGCTAACCATATAAATTTTTTCATCTATACCTCCAGTAATTTTTAACTTATGTAATGGTAGCCTATTCGTTAAACTCAATACCATGAAGCCAATGTATGTATCTTTCGTGAAATTGCTTCCTTATTGCTTTTGGTAACCCTTTATTAAGGCTCTCTATTTCCGATTGATAATGAAGCTCTATCTCTTGAGTGTCCTTGTCTATGTTTGCTTTTATCAACGTTTCTGATAGCTCTTTAACCCTATCATCTATTAACTCTATCCCATCCTTCCTTCTTTTATAAAAAAACTCAGGAGGGACACTAGATGGCTTAAATTTCTTAAGGGTTATTTCTTTTGTTTTTTCCTGAACATCACTGCCGCAATGTTTGCATTTGATAGCTTCAACGTTGATCTGTTCTGCACAAAATGGACACTTTATTTGATTGCTTTTGCTATCCCCATTAAGAGATCTCTTTCCTCCGAAGATAACCAACAACAAACTACACAAAACAATAAAGCAACTAATCAACAAGAGATTTTCTCTTTGAGCCATCAACCCGATATTATTAACCCTTCCACCATATCCAGTTGCTACACTCACATCCATATTAAATGATGCAAAAACAGCTAGAACACCAACAACCAGAAGGAAGATCCCAAAATTTTTCATCCCACGCCTCTATATACTTAACACATAATTGATTATTCCGTTAACTAATCAATACATTCAAAACATCTACAATTTCCAGTTGCAAGCCTCAGATATTTCTTTTGCAACCTCATTTATGTGGTTTATTTTAAACTCAGCGATTACTTGGGTTTTACCATATGGCTTATACCCAATAACTATATTTTGTTTGCCGTATATTTTTTTTATAAACTTCACTGGAATTGGAGAAAAAGCAGTATCATTGCTTCCACCCATGACCCAATTTTCAGTTATTGCATTTTGTTTATCTATTCTAAATGTCACCTTAGTATAGTCACCGCCTCCCAAATATTCATCTGTCGCAAGATAAGCCTCTGTTGTATCGTTTACACACCGCAATACTAATGCCCCATCCCCACCTTCTGGTGACAAAACGGCAAAATAATCCACCTTATCTGTTAGCTTATTGACTTCTTTTGTAATAAACCATTTGCCAAGATCTTGGTGTTCGCTTGCAATAGAAGATAGAGGTAGCAAACAAACCGCAATCAACCCAACAACTAACCTTTTCATGCTTCACCCTCATTTTAATTAGATACATGAATCTTAATCAAAGTATGGCGTAAAATGAAGCAAAATGGACAGTTACAAGTCGTAATGTGATCTACAATAAGCATATATTCTCATTTGATTTATGGTTACATCTCAGCCCAAAGCCACCATGCTATTTTGATAATTTCTACCGCCCTTTGATAGTACGATACAATGCAGATGCAGGGTTGTTCAACATTCGATTAACGCCCCCTTCAACCATTTGCTGAAACTCACGCCTGACTGCTGCATCATTACCACTAGATGATTGCTGCTGTTGCGGTGAACTAATATAGAGATCACCCATACTGAAAGATACTCCACCAGCATTAGCGGCTGGCTGCATACCGTACATACGTTGAACCGGTTGAGTGATAGAAACAGGCTGAGAGCCGCCAACATAACCACCGGAAGCATAGCCTGTCTTCGCGCTATCCATTAAGCGGTATAGGTTAGCGATACCTAAACGCTGAGTGGCCTCTTTGGTGAACACGAACTCACCACCGTGAACAACGCCTTTAGGTTCATATTTGCCACCATTACCAGTATAGCCACCACCAGCAAATCCAAGAAAACCTCCAACTGCTGTGCCACCAAGAGCCGTTTTCATGGCTTGCAACATAGCCATTTGCACTAGCATCTTAGTAATCATCTCAAGCACTGATTTAGTAAATCCGGCAAAGTCAGCCTTACCAGTAAGTAAAAAATCAGACAGGCTATTACTCATCCCTTCAAAGGCAAACTGGCTGATTTGGGCTACATTTCCGTAAACATCAGTTGCCTTATCCTGAAACTCAGAAAATCCTTTTTGTATTCCAGCCTCCCAATTTCCTCGCATGGAGTCCTCTTTTGCGTAATAATCCTCTAAATCCTTTTTATCTTGGGGTGTTTTCTTCCCACTTAACGCTAACTCCCGCTGTTGCAATCGACTAGATAGCCCCGCGTTCTTAACTAAAGCCTCACCTCTTGCTCTGATTTCATCAGTACGTTGGCGCTGTTTGTCTATTTCATCATTTAATTTCTTTTGAATAGCAACCTTGTCACCATAGATTGCCAATTCTCGTTGTGACGCTAAAACACTTTCCTTTCGCAAAAGCAAAGATTGTTCATCTTTTGTTAGCTGCCTGGTTTTACTTGCTTCTTCAAGTATGGCTATCTTAGCTTCCATATCCCAAAGTTTTTTACGCTCGGCACTAATAACATCACTGACCGTTTTATGCTCTTTAAGGACTACTAACTGAGCTTGCAGGGATAACAAGGCTTGATTTGCTGCTTCATCGGCACGAGTGCCGGCATCAACTTTAAACTTAGGTTCTTTGGGTGGTTTTTTACCAGTGCCAGGCATTTTACGGTCACGGTACTTATAGTTGATCATTTTCTTTGCTTCTTCGTACTGCTCCTTGGTTAGCGCATATTTTTCAGCCTCTAGTTTCGCTAGCTTTTCATTTTTGTGGGTTTCCCAGCTTGCATAATTATTATGCCATTTTTGGCGAATCCTAAACTTTTCAATCTCTATCTGCTCGGCGTTCTTTTTAGACTGTTCCCGTGCATTTTTGATATCAATTTGAAACTTTTTTTCTTTAAGAGTTTCTAGCTCATTCTTAATGTCATCAACAGAAATTCCCGTTCTGTAATAAAAAATACCTTTTGAGGCAGGGTTAGTCTGGAATTCAATCAGCTCTTCTTCCCATTCTCTGATGGTATCATCCAGAGTACTTTTTCTGCCGATATTAAGCATTTCGTCCCAAGCGCCTTTAGCTGCATTTTGGATACCTACCCATGCAGATTCAAGAAAGCCGAGATTATCAGTTATATCGTTTACCCCATCGTTAATAGACTGAGCATAGGCATCAATAGCGATTCTGGCCGCAGCGGTAGTATTGCCCTGTAATTCTAGTGTGCGGATTTGCTCCAATTGTGCAGCGGTGAGGTGATGATTGGCTTTTTCCAGTTCCAGTGACATTTGTAACGGTTCATCCTGTAACCGTTTGAACTGGTTTATTGTCGTCTCAACGGCCTGACCGGTAATGTAATTCATCTGTGCAGCCGCATTCGCAATACGGGATATTTCATTGTCCCTAAACAACCCTGTGCCAACCACGCTAGCGATAGATGTTGCCATTTCAGAACGGGTGATTCCACTACCTGCCATTACCCGCGCCATCTCATTCAGCTGGCTAGCTGTTTTATTGGCGTAATTCCCCGTTAAAATGAGTTGCTTATTGAATTGGGTGAATTCCTTTTCTGCTTCGTAAGCAACCTTAGTGATACCGCTCACCACTGTGATTACTATGCCAATTCCACCGCCGCGCAATAACCCGCCCATGCCTAATATGCTTGCGATATTTTTAAAACTACTAATAATGGCCTTATTTTTCCCACTTAAGCCGTTAGTGGCCTTACCCGTTTCCTTTAATTTATTGATATAAATCTCTGCCGCAGAGCTAACACCTAATTGTGCTGCTCTATGTCTCAGTAGCTCATTACGGCTGAGATTTTGGGTGGCTAGCTGATCTTTTAATCGGGCAAGAAACATCTGACCGGCTGCCGATTGTTTCGCATCAGCATCGGCCATCTGTTTCTTTTTACCGATAATGTCAGACAGAATATTGCGGTAAGACTCAAGGTCTAGCTTCTCGGACTGTCTGGCTTTTCTGGCCTCAGCCTGAATCTTGGTTAACTGCTCTGTCGCAGTCGCATTGCGTTTAATAGCATCGATCTGTTTAAAGAATGCTTCTGCGACTTTATCTTGTTCCGCTGCGAGGACTTTTGAAGCGGAAGCTGTTTGCCGTTCCTTCGCTGCCAGCTCTGCAATACTTCGGTGTACCCTGTCAATTTCTTTCGCCATCGCAGCAGAAGCAGAGGCATTCTTTTCTGACTCGCTGGATAACTTACTGGTGGAGTTACTAGCCTTTTCAGCGGCATCTTTGAATGAGTTTAATTTCTGCTCACCCCTCTCAAGGTCAGAGGTGTTAACCTTTAATGAGATAGTTGCTACATCAGTCATTCTTGTTTCCTTCGGGTATAAAAAAACCTCCCGAAGGAGGTCGTTAAGTATTTGATGCGGATAATACGCGGGGATTTACTCCATACTTATTCTGGAAGTCATTTCCCATTTTTTCACATGCGGATGCGATGAATTTCTAATCATATAAATTACAAACCAAAATATGGCTTATTAATATCTAGTGAATCTAACTGCTCTAAAAATTTCTTGATGTTATTTTGAACTGAACGGTTCACAGATTCTCTAGCTCTTGTCACCCCAAGAAATGCATAACTAAATGGAACGATGCCATCTGCCGTAATTTCGCTGCTATACAAAATCTCACCATTCGCTCTGTCAATTAATTGATACTTTGCAATTGATAATGTTCTCATTTCAGCCCCAAACGCAGGAGCATTGAGCGCTAGCACCTTTACAGATAAATTAACCTTTTTAGATGTGTCATCTTTGAAAATTGTATTTCTCGCTAAAGCATCATCAAGTGCCGACTTCCAAAAAGCAGGAACGGCCTCCATTCCCGCCTCAATATCTCCTTTTTTTTCGCTTGGTGATGCAAGGGAAACGGATACTGATTTTAACTCTGCGTCAATTTTATGACTTGATGGCTGGATATCCTGCACAACAAAATTGAGTGGCGGCACTGATTGACAGCCAGATAATGCAATAACTCCCAGTACAACTAATAGTAGTTTTTTCATGATTAACCATTCCATTAATAAGTTAAATATATATTAACATTGGAGGAATGTAATTAAACGTAAATTAGTCACACTTTTATTTTATTAGATCACCTATTTATTTGATTAACCGTGAACTTTCCAATTGCATTACCATCTCATTTCTTATGCATAACTTCGAGCGACTTCATTTCCATCACTCGAATATCGTTAAATACGGTCGCCCGGTCTTTGATGTTGAGATAATCCATGACCTGATTTAATGGCGTGTAATCCAGACCCGTAGCGCCATTCATGCCAACACGCCATTGTGTCCGCATTGCGCTGAACGCAAGGTACGACTCCCACACATCAGGCCACACCTCAACATCATATTCCTCGGGAACGAATCCGAATGCCCGTTCAAAATCAGCGGCATCTCTTGCACTCATTCCCCCATACATGGATTCAGCGACCGCGATCAGTTTTTTTCGCGATGACCCAACAATTCGTTGTAATACGTGGTTGTGATTGCAGTTGTGGCGGACGGGTAGTTATCCAGCAACAATTTGAGATTGTCCGCGTTATAGGGTTCTTCTATTGCCCAATCAGCAATAATCTGCTCAAAAAATTCCTGAGCGGACATTTCCCGCATTTTATCCAGTTCACTGATCGGCTTGTGATGGAAAGTGAAGGTGACAACTTCCGGTTTTTCTTGACCAGCAACGGGTATTTGCACATTTGCCTTGAACTTGGGGTTAGGAACGAGTGTAAATGTAGCCATCTAAAAAATCCTCAAAAAGCCCCAAAAGGGGCGATTGCGTTATTGGGTTATTCTGCGTTGGTGTAAATCTGCATTTCAGATTTGAGAGAGAAACGTGCGGTGACGTTTTCCAACTCGTTCATGGCAGTATTGGGGACACGCTGGAACGACACGGAAGCCGTGTAATAGCGATCTTCTGCCGCGCGTTTGTTGAAAAAGCGGATGGCAGTAATCTGTTTACTGTCATCCAGCAACATAAGCAGCTTACGAATAGGCAGTTTGGCATCATGAGCAAAGGTATAGACCTGAACCACACCGTTTTTATAGGTGTCGATGGTTTCTGCCTGCTCATCTTCCAGGAACTGAACTTCTTGCGTTTGCTGCTCGCCGCCCTCAGTTGAAAGTGTCATCACCTGCGGCATGACTTCCCATGTCAGTACTTTTTTCAATGAACCCGCCCCACCACCAACAGGAAAGGTATTTTTATCTGAGGTGTTCAGCCCCTCAAGCGTGATGCTTTTATCAGTGGCCGTTTTGACACGGTAAGCACCTGAGGCCTTTTTCCAGCCAGAACTGACATGAACGATGTCACCTTTAGTAATGCCAGCAACCGACTCAACCGTCAGCACCACCTCTTCTGCGTTAGATGCCGCGGAGAATTTCACTTCATCCCCGTATTTGCTGGCAAGATAAACACGGGAACCATTGGGAATGTTATAGGCCATCATAACCTCTTTATATATGCGTAAAAAAAGCCGCGATTGCGGCTGTATTATCGAATTGCGTTACATTGATAGGATGTTCGTATGGGAATGGTGTAATTTGCACCATCCTGTATGGCAGGAAAGATATTCGGCTCATCGTTGAGATATAAATTGTCGGTTAATGACAAGCCGTTCTGTAGGGATTCAGTTACTCGGTCAGCAATACCCGTCAAAGTTGAGTCACCCGATCCAGATTTGCCCACAATATTTACCTGAATCACACCACGGAAGACGGGCATATCTAACGACAATCCGATGTTTTGCGTTGCTGCGGGCATAATATGCAGTTGAAGATAAGGATCGTTGATATCATCAAACGGCATATTGGGCCACGCGACATTAAGACTTTCCTGTTTGGCTATTCCGGCTATTAGTACCCGAATAGCGCCATTTATCATTGACTGGTTCATGATTTTGTCTCTATAGCCGCATCACTAAAGAATTTCTGAAACTCCTGTGCGGTTACCGCAATCATACCATTGGGGGCTTGTGTTGAATGCCCCATTTCAAGGGGGTAGGCATAAGGCACTACGTTTGAGAAATAGACCGCTTTCACCCCAACCTTAAACTGTCCAATCATCAAATCACCCACGGCCTTGGTCATATTACCGCTTTTATCAATGCGTCCGGTTTCTTCTGTAGGGATCTCATCAAATGTCACCTGCCAGTTACCACGGAACCGACCACCTGTGTACCCCGGTGGGGATTTGATTTCCATAGAGTCGCGTGAACGGACACGTTTTTTTAACTGGCACTTTTTGGGTTGCTGCTCGTTCCAGTCATGAACTGCTTGATTGTATTCTCTCGCCGTTTGGTTAGTTTTCCATAGTTCAGGATTACCCACAGGAGACATGATAATCAGTCGTGACAATATTTTAATAAATACCCCTCTTGATGCCGCTTCAATATTGCCTTTGGATTTATTCACAAATGCATCAATGGAGGTCATAAACGGATCTGCCATATCACGCCCTCAACTGAGATTGATAGCACAGAACGACATCAGCGGGCTTGACGGGATTAGGTTCAATGACCCTCAGCCAGACTTCATCCACCAGCACCAAATCCCCCTTAGCTATCTGCGCATTTGGAGAAAAAACCATCTTGATATCCGTAGATAACACCAAAGAGCCATCAATTTCATTAGGGTTATATCTGGTCTTTACACCGACAGTATTAAACCGGTTCTCCAGTTCGTGATGTTCCCTGCCCTCGTCATCAACCCAATGTCGCCCCGACCGTTTTACCTGAAATTGAGCGCCATACTTTTTCAGTAGCCGTTCAGCCGTTTTCTGCATTCTGGGATAGAAAGTTGCCATATCAACCCCTGAATACTTTAAATGTCATCCCACTACCGGATAGAAATTCACGCAGCATAGCGTTAAACCAAGGGAGATTCGGTGAGCCTGAATTAGTCCCTTCCGCATACGTTACCGACACAGCACCACTAACCGCCTCAGATAACACTTCACCACCAATCGTAGGGGTTAAATCGTACTCCAACGAATCAACAGCCAGCCGGCATTGGGCATTAATTAACTGCGTAGGGATCACATCATCCGGCACTTGTCCGCCATCGACATAAATTCCCTTGCGCGGAAATGCCAACGGTTGATTTTTGTTAGCCTTACTCCCTTTCCATCGCTTCGTAGAGAGATAGTCCATCGCCTGAAACAAGAGATGCGGCAGAACACTATCATCAGGCAGTGAATAACCTCGTTGCATGGCAAATTGTTTTAAGTCATCCACATTGGCGTAACTATTGAACGCTGGCGAGTTTTTATCTGAATCAATCATGCTCACCTCGAAAGTAAAGGGGCATAAAGCCCCTATTGATTACTCGCCGCTCTTTGTTCCTTTGCTGCCAGAGACAGCCTTACCGCTCAACACTGCGGCAAACGGTACGTTTTTTCGGTCAAATTTCCGCACCCAATTACCCGCTTGGGCAATGTCCGTTGTTGATGGCGTTTTGTTTGGGTCTTCTTCTCCCAACCAGCTAAATCCCGCTGGTTGCAGGATAAAAGTCTTGCGTTCCCACAACACTTCAGCTCCCCCACCGTTACCACCTGATGCTTTGCGATCCAGCTCAACTGGCGTGTGAGGGTTCCCGCTACCATACCCAAATGCTCCACCACCAAAGAAGACAGTGAGATAACGCCCATCTTCATATTTCAGGCTGTCATCCATGAAAAGCGGTTTGCCCAAATAGGTTTGCAGGATAATACGACCTTCTGAGTCACGGATGGTTTCAATCAGGTTCTTAGTCGCCATCTGTTTCATAACCACAGAGTGGACACCAATAGCGCTGAATGTGTCAGCTGCGTCACCAGCGGTAAATGCAGCGTCAATCAGATTATTAGCCGAGATTTCATCTCCACCTTGAATCACCATGTCGCTATCATTTTTCGCAATGTTGCTGCCAATAACCCCGCGCGCCGTACCGATCAGGTAGCGCTGCCACTGACGAGTCCAGTAAGTGCCAAAGCGGTTACGGATATGAGCCATCGGTTCACTGTTTGCTAATTCTGCCGCCAAATCAGCAACTCCATAGCCCTTATTCAGGAACAATACGCGAGATTTCAGGCTGGATTGAGAGGCTTTCCCTACCTTACCAATTTGGTCAGGATCATCTGAGGTCGCATTAGGTGCTTCGTTCGCGTCTAAGTCATTCCAGTAGTTAATCGTTGCCGTACCCTGACTATCAGATGCTATGGTGTCTAGCTGAGGCAGGCGAATGATAATGCCTGACTCAAATACGGCGGTCTTTTCTGGGCTATTCTGTGGTGCGATTGCTTGATAATAATCACCACGAAAAATATCGGATAAACGGGTTGTTGCCATTATATCTTTTCCTTACATTACTGAGTTTTTTGGAGGCGTTTAAATTCCTCGGGATCTTCATCAAATAAACGGATGCGCTCTGCTTCCGTATAATCGTGCCAAGTTTTACCGCCGCTTCTGGTGACCATGGAGCGTGACTGACCGTCTCCGGCGGTTCCTGTCGCCTTGCTACCGATAACAACCGGCGCAAACAGCTTGTTGCTACGGAATTCTTTTTCCAAATCGTCGATGGTTAATGCTGACGGCTTACCTTCTGCATCTATGACGCGCGTCTTGCCTTCTTCAACGATTAGCCGTGATTTGATATGAGGCATGAGCAACTGTGCGCTATCGCCAGCTAATTTGGTTGCCAGAGACTGAGCGACGTTATCCACCAGCAGCGTGCGCAGATTGCTGTCTTTATCTTCGAGTTGGGTTAGCAGCTCTTTTTCACGGGCAGTGAGCTTTTCAGACCAGCTTTTTTCCAGCGATTCAATATCCCCGTTTTTACGAGCTTGTTCTTCGGCGGCTTTTTTTGCTGCTTCTTCCGCTTGACGGCGCTTCTCTTGTTCTGACTTCTTCTCAGAAAGCAATTCATCCACTTTCTTTTGCAGACCGGAAACATCAGGGATTTCTGGCATCCCTTCAATCTGCAACTGATACTTGCCGTTGTTTTCTTTGTACATGGCTTTCTGTTCATCAGTCAGTGCGTCAAATTCTTCTTTCGTTAATGCAAATTTAAACATCGTAAACCTCGGGTTTTGATGGTGCAGTCACCGACTGCGGACAATAAAAAAGGCCGCCTCAGCGACCTTGTGAATTGTATGAGCCGATTATTCATAACCAGCCTCTCTGAATACTTGTTCGTCAATCTGCTTGAGTTTATCCAGTGAAATAAACTCACCTTTATCTGTGTAGAATTGCGAAGGGTGCATGCCACCTTCTTTCATCAGCCGGAAACGCGTTTCGCCAAACACTTGCTTCTGTCTCCACTCTGATTGTCTCTGTATCCATTCAATGAATGTTGTATTCTCTGGCACCTGACCATCCATAGATGCCCGTGTGCCTTCACCCATTTCATCCGCATCAATACCGAGTTCTTGCCACGATCTCACCACCAGCGTTTCCATTGAGCGACAATTAAAATGAATTTTACCGGGGCCTTGCAGGTAAGGGACTTTGTGGCCAATAGGTTTGCCGCTCAGAGTGTACTTAAGCCCATCACGGATAATGCAGTCATTGGACGTTTTGTTATCCAGCGTTGACACCCAGCGCTTACAATCAAGGATATCTTTATTGGCTTCTGCGAATTGATCTCTCGCTACTGCTTGTAAATGACTGACTGCTGTTTTAGCGATAGTGGTCGCATTAGCCCGACTCATTTGCAAAGCGCCGTCTTTATGCCCTTGATTGGCATGACCTCTAATCTTTCGACCAATCTCAACCGCACTGTCACCGTTCAGGTAACCATTGCGAACCGTATTACTAATACGAGCCATACGGTCTTTTTCCAGACCGTCAGCCCATTCGGCTAATAATTTCCCTTGAAACGGACGCGCCATCACCGATGAATACAACATTTCTTCTGTAACACCCACCAGCGGGTATTGTCTTAGAATGACATCAGGCAATAGGGAGTCAAATAGCGACGGATAGTAGCCAATCTCATAGCGGGCATGCTCTAACATTTCACGGGACAACACAGAAAATGCACTTTCAACCGCATTTTTGTTTATCATTTTGGCGCTATAAAGCAATGACTCTAAACGCCTCGCTGTGAAACTGTCAGTATCAATGCTGGCATCATCCAGCGCGACAATTAAGGAGGCTGTGAGTTCAGCATCAAATGCATTCAGCGCCTTCACCATTTTACGGGCAACTCCTGCGCCATACCGGCCGGAAAATAAGGCGTGAGCAATCAACTCATCCATTATTATTTCATTGATGGATTTCATTTATCACTCCAGCATTTCAGGTTCTTTGTTTCTTAACTGATCTTCAATGTCCTCTGGTCGCTCATCTTGAGGAACAATATTGATGCTTTGCAAATACCGAATGAAATCGACTTTACGCATCTCACCCGATTGGACAGCGGATAACAGAACCGAAATAGACGCAGAATCAAGTTGTGCAATGTCATAGAGTTTGTTCAGCTCTATTGTGGCCTCACCCGAACCCGCAAACTGGATGCAGAACTGGAGTGCGCGGTTAAATGCCTGCTCCACGTTTCCGGCACATAGCGACAAAATAGAATTATCTGTCTGCGCCTCGTTCTGTGCCTGCGTAGCCGTCCGTGCTGATGTGCCGCGCTCCACCAGCTTAGCCCCCAACATTGCCATTTGTTTTTCACGGCGTTCAGCGACAGTTATCTGTATATTCCGTTCTTCCGGTTGAGCGAACTTCATATCGGCATTCTGGGGAAGTAACACCCCGTTACGAGATCCCACCGTAAAACCATCAGAGAAATATTTATCTGCCCATGTTTCAGTCAGCCCCGTTAAGGCGACCATTGGTTGTCCCACTGTGTGCGCTGATTCCGCGATATCAGCTTCGGCCTGATAATGCTTAATATTCACATAGGCAATATCCGCCAGTGGCGGTGCATCAGGTGTATGATCATTGTTCATCGAACCTATCCATGACCACGGCAGCTCAGGTAATGGCTGTCCTACAGCATCTTTCAGTTCAACCCAATCGCCAGCTATTAAATTGCTGTCCTGATACCAATGTCGTGAATATGCCCTGCCATCAATGAGCCGCAACTCAATCCAGCGATCAATCAGTTGCAAATCAAAATCATCTGAGTCTCTCGGCTCTTTGTAATGCATCACAACCAGCGAAGTTTTCCCCTTTGTCACCCGCCAGTTAATAATTTCCTTTGCTGTAAACAACCGGATATAGGGACGACCTTTTTCAGCCTCTGACTGAATACCTGAGCCTGAAAAATCACTTAACAGACCTGCTCGCCCACGCTGCAATACCTGAGACAACGAATCGCGTATCATTTGCGTCAGGGGCTGCCCTTCACCATCAATATCAGTTTCCAGATATTCAACACCGCCTGAGATATTGATTTTGACGGGTTTATTAAATGCAATCCCCAGTAACCCACTCAACGTACGCCCCGTCGCGTTAATAAACGAGGCACGGAGAAGATATCGCTTGTAACGTTCATTATGTGGATCATCCCTGTTTTTTTTATCTGCCGGATGTGGCAAATATTTTTCTTTCCGGCTCTTAACCACCCGCTCGCCATCAACACAATCACCGATCATGTTCCATTCTGGCAAAAATTCGGTGTATGCCGGATGTCTGTAATCAACGTTTGTATTCATGTCAGTTCCAGTTGAAATTGAGTTCTTTTGCGAAGCGCAGAGGTTTATGCAAGATACGATATCGTGTTGCATCCCAATCATGATCTTCCTGCTCAGTGTCAACATCATCAGGATTTTTGCTATCGCGCACTAATACAGGAATACGACTAATCCAGCCCCGGCAATAATCAAACACATAGAAAGCGGGTTTTTCCGGCAGGCCTGATTCTGACTGTTTACCCTCAATGACGGCCTCCAGCATATCCGCAAAGATTGATGCACCATTGATACGGGAGCCGGGCTTTTTGTTAGCCTCCAGCCATGTCACACCCTGCTTTTGCATTTTCTGTGCAATTGAGTCTTCGTTATCGCCTGTGTTAAAAATGGAACTGTCAGCGGGGCCAGTAATCACTTTTTTGCAGATACCGGGCATAATATTTAACTGACCCTGTGTCTTGCCGCCCTGTTTAATCTCGTCAGGTTCTGCAACATCCTCGCCAGTGAGTCTGCTGTCAATCCACCTCACCCCTTTTGCTACATTGGTAGAGGACATATTCAGCCCTTTATTCAACTCATCAGGCGGACAGCCGTACCATTCACCAATGAGAATCAACGTTCCCGCGGGCGGACAGAATTTGCGGCCATCTGATAATGTGGCTTCTGTGCCGTCTGACTCAGCCCACCACAGATTAGCGAACGGTTTTGATTCACCCCAGTCATGAGAGCGGTCAACTGTCCAGCTATCCGGTATTTTGAATGGTTTAATAACGTGATGATTCGCATTCCAAAGATGGTCGAAGCGACCACCGCTGGTAACATCCCACGAACCCTCAACCCATGCCTTTCTTCTGTTCGGGTCCTTAATGTTCATTAATGTGGCAATGTATTGCGGGTCAAGATAAGGGTTCTCTTTGAACGAGCCATGAATAGCAACACGGGTCAGGGTGATGTCTTCTTCTCGTTCTGTCTGAGGGTTAAATACCGCCTGAGTCTCACGGATAACCGTTCCGCGCGGTGCGGGTTCAATAAACCGTTTCTTAACCCATGTATGACCAATGCCGAAGGGGTTAGTTGTACTAAATGTTTCTAACGGGATGGACCTTAACAACGTACCATCTTCACGCGGGTAATCCTCCGGCCTGAATGACGAACGCCGACAAGAGAACATGACTTCATAAAAATCAGGCGACTTCTGTTTGGTTAATTCGTTAAATCCAATGAACGGGAACTCCTGCCCGTGATAATCCCAATAATCATCCGCTTCCTTGCCGAACCGAAATAACAACTCTTCACCCGTCGGCCACACCCAGCGTAATTCAGATGCTGATGCCAGAAAGCGAGCGCCATCTTTAAACAGGCGATACATGCGCTTTGACTGGGTAATGATATCCGCAAGGTTTTTATATTCAGTATCGAATATCACCCCACGCCAGAATGAACCGTAACCAACCCCGACATTGCGTCGAAATCGGGCTAGTTGTGCTGCTGTTTTGCCGGGTCCTCGTGTCCCTTCATACAGAATTTCATTGCAGGGGCAACTTAATGATAACGATTGTGAGCCAGTAAGCGGCTTCCAAACCACATTGTAATTCATCCACCTAATACCTCACCTTGCTGCTTCTGTGCTGTTTTTTCCCAGTCATCAACATTGTCACAAGTAGGAACTGGCATGATGTTATGTGTAGCCACCACCTTTTGATCAATTTGTTCTTTAAACGCCTGAACGCTGATGTGCTTGCCTAACAGCTCTAGATTTTTCACTTTATCCGGCCACTTGATTTTCTTGAGTAACGCGGCGGCATCTTGTGATCCCGTCTCAACCACTTCCAGACCGGATAGCGTGGTACGCCAGACTTTAGGCCAGTCTTTTACGGGTTTCAGTTCGCCACCATCAGCGAGAATGTCGAGCACGTCCATCTGGTCAATTTCAACCAACCGTTTCAATACATACGCGGCATTGATACCTACCTCTTCATTGCGATCGGCTTTAAGTTCAGCAATGCGTGATTGGATGTCAGGTTTTGACAGGTTTTCAGACGCAGTGCGGTTAGCAGTCCTTTCGCTGTACCCCGCACGAATGGCCGCTTGTGTGGCGTTCAAATCAACGAGGTACTCGCGACAAAACATCTCTTGTTTGTCGGTGAGTGCCAT